CCAAGCCGTTGGTCGGTCGTCTGACTCTTGCTTGCTCTTCGACGTTAAGCGGGGTGATAGGAACAAGAATGCGCACGTGGCTGCGCCTGACCAGCCTGTTTGGTCCACCCGAAGACATGGCCGAGAGCGGCAACATTATTTGCGCCTCGATAGGTTCAATCCTTCGCGCGGATGCGGAGGACATGGTTCGCGGACCCATACCGGAGCAGCTTGCTAAGCTTCTTCGCCAGATTGCAAAAGCAGAGCGCGAGCAGTGGGCCGTATCCCGAGTTTCCGAATCCGTTGTCCTGATTGTTGAGGCCACAGCACCGTACGGGCCTGCGCCGGACCCTTGCGTTAGCCTACCTGTCGCGCAACGCGGCTTATAGCTCCGCTAACCTCCGATATCGCCGAATAGCGCCCAATTCGCCGGATTGTCGGTCGGATCGAACACCATCAACGTAGGCTTATCGGCCCACTTATGGAGTTCGGAAGCCATGGCAGTGCACTATCCGGAAAAGATGCGTTTGCGCCTGCCGCGCGGCATGCCTGAGGCCTTGGCCCTGGCAGCGGGGCAGCACCACACGACACCGTCAGAATGGGTGCGCCAGGCCCTCCTACGCAGCCTGCAGGGCGACGGCGTGTGCCTGTGCGATGGAACATGCAGCCGCCAAACTGAGCCCGTCTGCGCTTCCTCGCCCCGCTGATCGGCAAGTGTGATGGCCGATGACACCAACAACGAGCTGGCAAACCTGCTGTCCGCACAGCACCCAGTGTCGCCGGCCGAGCGCGATCTGGAGAACCGCAACAGGAAGCTGCGTCAGCAGCGGGCGATGCCAGATCCTGACAATTCGGTCTTGGCTGAAATTCTGGCCGGGGGCGGGATTGGCTCAGATGCCAGGTTCCCGCTGCTGGTGCGCCGAATGACCCCTAGGCGCCTGACACCTCCACACGTCACGCATGTCGGTGAAACTATGCGAAAGGCGCCCGTGATGGCCACACTAAGAAACGCCCGCCACGAAATCTTCGCTCAGGAAATTGTTAAGGGCGTAAGTGGCCGCGAAGCTTACAAAATCGCTGGATTTGCGGTTTCCAATGACAACGCCGCAGACGCAAGCGCGTCCAGATTGCTAAGGGACGTTAAGGTTCAAGCGCGCATCGCGGAACTCCAAGAGAAGGCCCAGGCGCGGGCCTTAATAACCCTCGAAGAGCACATCGAAGAGCTGAAAGCCATCCGCAACCTCGCCAAGAAGAACGGCCAGGCCAGCGCAGCCGTGGCAGCCGAAGTCAAGCGCGGCGAACTGATGGGCTACTACGTCGAGCGCCGCGAAAGCACCAACACCAACTACAACATCTCCGATAAGCCGCTCAACGAGGATGATTGGGAACGTCAGTACGGCGTGGGAGTACCTGGATCGTCTCATGGCAAGAACCATTGAGGATACGCATGGACGGCCAAACGATCTGGTCGCCCCAGCCGGGTCCCCAGCAAGCGCTGGTGGAATGCCCGTTTCCCGAGATTTTCTTCGGGGGTGCGCGGGGCGGCGGCAAGACCGATGGCGTACTCGGTAAGTGGGCCATCAAGGAAAAGCGCTACGGTGCAGACTTCAACGCCATCATGTTCCGCCGCACCACGGTCTCGGCAGAAGATGCGGTGGAGCGTTCCAAGCAAATCTACCTGCCCTTGGGGGCCAAGTTCGTAGGCTCACCTAACCCGACATGGCGCATGCCCAACGGCGGGCGGGTATCGTTCCGGTATCTCGAAAGCGTGGATGACGCCCAGGAGTGGCAGGGCCGCAACGTTACGGACGCCTGGGTCGAAGAAGCCGGCCAGTATCCCATGTCCGCGCCGATCGACCGGCTGTTCGGCGTGCTCAGATCCGCGGCCGGCGTGCCCGTGCAGATGATCTTGACCGCCAATCCCGGCGGAGCCGGCCAACACTGGATCAAGGACCGCTACAAACTGTATCCGTTCCCTGAAGCTCCCGTTGTGCTGCGACGTGAGCTTTCCGACGGCTCGATGCATGCCATGGCGGTCATCCCCTCCAGGCTGCGCGACAACAAGATCCTGCTGTCACGCGACCCCAAGTACATCAACCGGCTGCAGCTGGTCGGCAGCAAGGAACTGGTCAAGGCCTGGCTGGAAGGCGACTGGTCCGCAATCGAGGGGGCCTTCTTCGATGAATGGAACGAAGGTCGGCACGTCATTCGACCCTTTCCGGTGCCGCTGGACTGGAAGCGGTTCAGATCCATGGACTGGGGCTCGGCTCGTCCCTTCAGCGTGGGGTGGTGGGCGCTTTGCCCGGATGATCACGAGGCCTTCAATCTGCACGGCCAATCGCTGGTAATCCCCCCGCGGTGCACTGGTTCGCTATCGCGAATGGTACGGCGCAAAGGCTCCCAACGAAGGCCTGAAGATGACTGCAGAAGATGTCGCCAGGGGCATTTTGGAGCGCGAAACGGCGAAAGCGCCGGAGGGCACGGCGTTCCGGGAGCAAATGGCCTACGGGGTTCTCGACCCCAGCGCCTTCAAGCAGGACGGCGGCCCATCAATCGCCGAGATGATGGCTCGGTCGAAGGTTGGGTTTACTCGGGCAGACAATACTCGCGTTCCCCAGCGAGGCGCCATGAGTGGTTGGAACCAGGTCCGTCAAAGACTGAAGGGCGATGCCGAAGGTCGGGCCATGATGGTGTTTTTCTCGACCTGCAAGGACGCGATCCGCACGCTGCCGGTTCTCCAGCACGATCACGACCGTCCGGAAGATGTGGATACCGAGTCGGAAGATCACGCCCCCGACGAGATCCGCTATGCCTGCAACTCGCGTCCCTTCCTGCCTGAGAAGCCTCGCGAGAAGCCCAAAGACTTTGCCTACATCGCCGACGCGGCAACCGGCCACGTCAGGTCCACTTGGACCATCAACGACATCATCAAGCGCAAAGAACGGGCGCGCAAACGACTTTGAGCGATGGGCTTACAACAGGAGGTGAACATGCGTGAAATAGCCGTAGTGCGCCAGGAGCTAGCCAAGCATCGAGCGGTGTCCATTATTCTACGCTAATGCTGTACGCTATACGGTCGGTGATAGGCTGCATCATTTCGGACAATGCGGGGCGGGCGTTATGATCGTCGTGGTGGGCGGACTACTTCCGTGATTCGATTGCCATCGCTTGTTGAGGGGAAAGGGCATTGCGCGTGCTCTGGTAGTCGCGTCCGGTTCGTTGCGGTTCGCGCGCTCGCGCTTCTTGCTGCCTGCGTCCTCTTGTTCATTCCTCTGCACGTATCTCCGGCCCGGGCCCAGACGCAGGAGCTTCAAGCACTCTTCGAGCGCGGCTACGAACTCTACACCACCGGCAAATATGCTGAGGCGATCCCCGTAGCTGAGGAATACATCGCTTTAGCCAAGGCGCGTTTCGGTGAAAGTCATTTGGAGTATGCCAAGGGCCTAAGCTATCTGGCGGTCCTATACGGAGCTTTGAATCGATTAAACGACGCAGAGCTGCTGTTTAAACAAGCCCTCACTGTCCACGAGAAAGCGCGTGGGCCCATTGCCGAGGCGCTTCACAGTCTAGCTGAGCTCTATAAGGCCCAAGGTCGGCTGACCGAGGCGGAACCGATCTATCTACGCGCACTAGCCATGGCCGAAGAAGCAGAGAGCCCCGATCATCTCGATCTTGCAGTCATCCTCATCAACCTGGCGGCTCTCTATCAAAGCCAGAGTCGATACCTCGACGCGGAACCGCTCCTTAAGCGATCGCTCGCAATTCGCGAGAAGGCTCGGCTTGGATCACGTTGAAGTTGGCCAACTCCTCCACAAGCTTGGCGAGAACTATCTGGCCCAGGGTGACTTCGCGAAGTCGCTCAACACGTTGGGCCGCCTGTACCGCTACCAAGGCCGCTACGCCGAAGCCGAACCTCTGTACAAGCGCAGCCTTGCCATCGGGGAGGAGGTGCTGGGCTCCGATCACCCTGGGATCGCTGCGCCACTCAACAACCTGGCCGCCCTATACGAGACGCAAGGGCGCTACGCCGAGGCCGAACCGCTGGCTAAGCGTAGCCTTGCCATTCGCGAGAGGGCGCTGGGCACTGATCATCTTGATGTAAGCCGCTCGCTCGAGAACCTGGCCGACCTATACGAGACGCAAGGGCGCTATGCCGAGGCCGAGCCACTGTACAAGCGCAGCCTCGCTATCCGTGAGAAGGTTTTGGGCCTCGACCACCTCGACGTCGGCCAATCGCTTAACGGACTGGCTGGGCTTTATGTGGGTCAGCGGCGCTACCTCGAGGCTGAGCCGCTATACCAGAGAGTGCTAGCCATCTGGGAGAAAGCGTTGGGCCCCGAGCACCCGTGGGTCGGAACCGCGCTCAACAACCTCGCCAATCTGCACAGCGCCCAGCGCAGTTATGCCGAGGCAGAGCCGCTTTTTCAGCGCAGCCTAGCTATCGTCGAAAAGGCGCTAGGCCCCGACCACCCCGATGTCGGCGCCTCGTTAAACAATATGGCCGCGCTAGCTTACGAACAGCGCGATTGGCAGCATGCTGTCGACTATTGGCGGCGCAGTGTCGGTGTCCTCAAGCGCCGCGCTCAACGCGGCACGGTCGAGGTTGGTCAGGCCCTCGCCGGTAAGAAGAAAGGGGAGGCTGAGCAGCAGAGCTTTCGTTTCTGGGGGCTCATAAAAGCGGCTTACCGTCTTGAGGCGCAAGAGCGCTCGAAGGAAGCGAGCCAGTCACTTGAGATGTTCGAGACGGCGCAGTGGACAATCATCACAGAAGCCGCGGCCTCTTTGGCCCAGATGGCCGCCCGCGGCGCGAAAGGCGATCTCGGGCTGGCCGCGCTTGTGCGCGAGCGGCAGGACATGGTGGAGGAATGGCAAAAGCGCGATCGTGCACGGATTGAGACGGTCTCCCAAGCCTCCGACAGACGGGATCGTGCGGCCGAGACCGTCAACGTTGCCCGCCTGGCCGTCGTTGATACTCGCATCGCCGAGATCGACAAGCGCATGGTTGCCGAGTTTCCCGACTACGAAGCTCTAGCCCGGCCGAGGCCGGTCAGCGTGCAGGAGGTGCAGGCCCAGATCGGTGCGGACGAAGCGCTGGTGCTCTTTCTTGATACGGCGCAATCGACCCCCGAGGAAACCTTCATCTGGGTCGTGACCAAGACGGACATCCGCTGGATGCGCTCCGACCTCGGCACACGGGCGCTCAACCGCGAGGTGGCTGCGCTCCGCTGCGGGCTTGATGCGGCATTCTGGGACAGCGCAGCAGCGCTTCACTGCGCCGATCTGCTGAATGCCGCTCCGCAGCGTGATGCGCACGGCAACGTCCGCTGGGAGACCTTGCCTTTCGATGCAGCTCGCGCCCATGCCCTCTACAAGCAGCTGTTTGGCCAGGTGGAGGACTTGATACGTGACAAGCATCTGCTGATCGTACCGTCGGGTCCGCTGACACAGTTGCCGTTCCAGGTGCTGATCACTGCGCCAGCTTCCGGCACCGACCACCGCACCTTCGCATGGCTGACGAAGGCCCACGCCATCACTGTGCTGCCGGCCGTTTCCTCGCTCAAAGCCCTGCGCCGCGTGGCCAAACCGAGCGCAGGTACCAGGGTCATGCTCGGCATCGGCAACCCACTGCTCGATGGCGATCCCGTCAGCCGGCCCTGGGAGGCACAATGGGCGAAGCTTGCACAGCAAAAGCAAGCTTGTGGTGCCCCCCGGGGGCGTCAAGTAGCCAGTTTGATGCGCAGGCCACGCGTGGTGCTGCGCGTTGCCACCCGCGGCGGCCGTGCGGATCTAGATTATCTACGCTCGCAGTCGCCCTTGCACGAAACCGCTGACGAGTTGTCGCGGTGGCCAAGGATTTAAAAGTTGGCTCCGAAGACATAGTGCTGGGTGCCCGTGCGACGGAAGCGACCATCAAGAGTTTGAGCGCCTCCGGCCAGCTCGCCAACTACCGCGTGGTGCATTTCGCCACCCACGGCACCATCGCCGGCGAGATTCAGGGCACCAGCGAACCGGGCCTAATCTTGACCCCGCCAGAGGAGCAGACCGAGATCGACGACGGCTACCTATCGGCTTCCGAGGTCGCTGCGCTCAAGCTTGATGCCGACTGGGTAATCTTATCGGCCTGCAATACGGCTGCCGGGGGAGCGCAAGGTGCTGAAGCGCTCTCGGGTCTAGCTCGTGCCTTCTTCTACGCTGGCGCTCGAGCCCTGCTCGTGTCGCATTGGGCTGTCAACTCCGAGGTTACCGTCAAACTGATCACCCATGCTGTCACGGCGATCTCGAAAGATAAGGCGCTGGGTCGCGCCGAAGCTTTGCGTCGTGCCATGTTGGCGATGATCGAAAAGGGCGACCCGCGCCAAGCTCATCCAGCCTACTGGGCAGCGTTCGTGGTGGTTGGCGAGGGCGGTGCAAGTGTCGCGACCCGGCCGATCGTTGGAGGCGCACCCACCCAGGAACTAAGAACCAATCGTAGGCCGTCCCGCAAGGACGTTGGGGACTGGACTGCGGAAATGTGGAAGAAGCAGTCGAACTAAGAGTTTGGTCGGGATGAGGAAGGCGCTGAACGACGAGTCAATTCAGGCAGCTGCCTCCATGTCGCTTTGAGACGTTGCACCGTACCGGTACCCAGCCCGGCCAGCTTGGCGGTCTTGAGCACGCCGGTGCCACTGGCAAGCGCCTGTCGGGCGAGCTCGACCTTCTTGGGATCTGCGTTGGGGCGCCCCAGGCGCTTGCGGACCTTTCCGGCCTTGGAGGTAAAGCGCCCGTTGCGTTGGATCTCGCCGCGAACGCGCTCGATGCCGGCGACGACACGTGCATGGATCATCTCACGTTCGAACTCGGCGAAGATGCCGAGCATGCCGAACATGGCCCGGCCGGCGGGGGTCGTGGTGTCGACCGCCTGAGTATGAATGTACAGCCCGGTGCCGGTGTCGCGGATGATTTCGAGCACCTCGACCAGGTGCTTGAGGGATCGCCCCAGGCGATCTGACGACCAGACGGCGATCATGTTGATCTCGCGGCGCACGGCGGCCTTGAGCAAGGCGTCGAACGCCGGCCGCTGGTCGCGTCCCTTGGCACCGCTGATGCCCTGGTCCTCATAGACCGTCACCACCGTGTGTCCAGCGCGCTCGGCCCAGGCCTCGAGCTCCTGGCGCTGTGCGTCGGTGTTCTGCGCATCGGTGGACACGCGCACATAGATCGCGACACGCTTGGGTTTCGACATTGGTTTGCCCTCCGCAGATCAGGTGCAAAGCCTACCACGAGTGTCAGCCAAAAACTACACATTTCTGTATACATGAACGAGGTGCTCACAGAGGCCCATTTTGCGCGCACTTTCGAAGGCAGTTTCTGACCCGGATTTTTGTATGGGTGGAGATAGCGCAACAATCCACGTGGTCTGCGCATCGGTTGTGTCGCCGTTGGCGATGCAGAAAGCCACCGGTGGCACGACGGCGCATGCCTGGAACGAGATGCTCTTTCCTTGGCCGATAGGTCGCAGCGACTACACGGTTGACCGCCGCGCGTTAGGGCACAATATCTTGTGTAGTTCCGCGTAGCCGCAGGCTAGCCATGGCACCCCGCTCCAACTGGAA